CTTTTGTTCATTTGTTCCGTATGCTTGATCGTAAGTAAAGCCAAACAAATTAATGCACATATCTTTTAGTGAGTCAGCAAAGTTATACAACTTAACATAAGGCCACATATTATAGTGGGCATATTCTACAAACTGTTCGTCCTTCCGTTCAATGTCAAATTCACCCCAACCATCTTTACCTTGGGCATTTACCGTGTTAACAATAAGTTTCCCCTTCTCATTAACATTGTAATCTTTAACAAGACCGTTTTTAAGCAAAACTTCTCCGTGGATAATGTTGGCAATAGTGGTTTTACCTGCTTGCTTTTTGCCAGAAATTCCTAAAATCATCAGTAAGTACCCTTTAAATCTGAAAGAATGTTATTTTGTATTGACTCTATTGACATGTCACCAATATCCTTCCCGTCAAACTTTGGGAACTTTAAATTGAATGACCTAAATAATTCTCTTTGTATTTTTATCTTTGACTCTCTACCAGCTTGGTCGTTATCAGTCAAGACAATAAGTTTAGTAGCGCCACTTTTTAGCAGCAAATCTTTTTGCTTCTTTGATATATCTTTACCAAATAGCCCTACACAGTTTCTAACGCCAGCTTCGTACATTCTCCATACGTCACCTTGACCTTCTACAAGAAAGAGAGTGGCGGTTTCTAGCGACCTATCTAATGCTTTATCATAATTATATAAATAGTTTGCTTTCTTAAATCCGTCAGAAAACAAATACTTTGGCGACTGCCATGACTTAGTAGCTCTAGCTATGAAACCGACTTTCTCTCCTTCGTAATGAACAGGTATGATTGACCTGTCTTTCATTACAGATTTTCTCTCTAGACAATCCTCCACACAAAAATGCCTGAGAGTATTGGTGTAGAAACCTCTGGATTCAAAGTAGGGTGAGTTTCCACAGGTTTTTACATCCTCAGTAGTTATATGGCTGAGTGGCGAATTATCCTTAAAGATTTTTACAAATTCACTAAAATCTTCGTATGGATCTTCTACCTTTTCCTTCTTTGGTTCTGTATCTCTAATATTATACAGTTTACATACATATCTTAGGATATCAGAAAAGGATGAGTCTTTGCCTCTTTCTGTAAAGACGGATTGTATAAACCCAAATATATTTGTGCTGCTGTCTTCATGGCAACTCCTTGTCCAACATCGCCAGTTCTTGTGTGATAGCGATATAGACACACCGTTGTCGTTATCTCCATGATGAATAGGACATCGCATAAACACATTATTGTTTTTAATTTGGTAGTCTAACTCAAGATCGTTCAATAGTAGAAATATATCTTTAAAGATAGTATCTCTAACTTTATTTAAATCAAGTTTTTGTTTAGTTGCGCTCATCTAGGATGTCTTTCCATATGTTTAGAATAGTCAAGAAATCTTTCTTCCATTATATCATAATATAGAACATCCTCTTTTACTTTACGAAGAAGATATTTACTCAAAGTTTTTAATCCACTATCATATATTTTAGTATATTCTAGTATATCTTGAGTTTTGGGTAGTGATAGTTCTTGGTCATGTAATGGACCGCCATTGAATTTCGCTTTATAGCTCATTGTCTTCCTCAAATGGGAGTTCAGCACCTTCTATTGCGTCAGCGCCACCAGTTGCCACGAGTTCATCTCTAGTTCTAAGCTCTGTAAGTAAGGCATGTTGCCCACTCATTTGCAGATTAATATAGTTGCCGTCCTGCATACCCGGCCCATGACGTGAGACAATAGGAACAAGTTTTCTATTGCCTGCTCGCGGACCATCTTCTGCGGCTTCCTCTGCCGACTTTTCCTTAAAAATAGAGAATGATGTACACAGCCAAATAAGTCTATCAGAACCACTAACGGCATCTGTAGATTCTTTAGTGATACCATCTCTGTTCAACTGAACAAAAGATAAACAAGCAAAATCATATTTAACAGCTAAGTTATGTAGATTGGTAATTTGAAAACCAAGTGCTTGATACTCTTGTATATTATTAGTAATAGATGTAGATGACATCAATTTAAGATAGTCATATACAACTAAACATTCATTAGTCCTTCCATTTTCATCCGTTCCAACTTCCTGTAATACCCACCGCTTGATAACATTTAAGATAGACTCAAACGGCATACCAGCTACAGTAGCATAGGTGTATGGTATATCTTTAATTGTATTAACAGCATTTTGAACCGCAATATGTTGCTCTTCATTATGCTCAAAAGCACCAGTTGAAATATCGTTGATTGAAACTTTACTTAAACTTGCCAGAATTCTATTAAGATGATCCTCTTTGCTCATCTCGGTATCCAACATCAGAACTGGAATACCCTGCTTGGCAACGTTGATGGCAACATTGTCGCCAAAAACAGACTTACCAACTTTAGGTCTAGCAGAAATTAGGTCTACACATTTGCGACGAAGACCACCACCAATAGCGGCATCATATCTATCAAACCCAGTTGGAATACCAAGTTGGTCGCATTTGTTTTCCAGTAGGAACTCAATGTATTCATCTACACCTTCTCCAATCTTTTCTGGTCTTTTATTGTTATCATCTTCTTTTAGAAAATCTACAATGGGGTTTTCAATGATAGACACAATCTCGTCAATATCTTCATCGCCAGTTATTTGCTCGGCATCGTAAGATATTTTACTAGCCAGTGTTTTAATCTTTCTGGCTAATTCAAACTTCTTAATCTGTGCGCAAAAGTGTATGATATTATCTCGCTTGACGGGAAAATCCATCAACGATTTAATATAGTTTAACTCTCTCTTATCTTTAAATGTTTCAGCAAAGCCTAGTCGCTCTGCCGCTGAGATAAAAGATGCGATATCAACTTCAGCTTCACTGGCAAAAATCTTCTCAACACATTTAAAAATGATTTGATTATTCTGCGCAGCAAAGCTGTTATGGTCTAATATGTCGGAAACTTCAATGTATGATTCTAGACCGTAAGCGAAAAGACCAGCAAGAACTGCTCTTTCTGCTCCAAGGTCTTGCAATATTTTTGTCATATTATCTACCGCCGCATCGGTTACACCTGTGGTATTCGCCGTAAACTAAACTAGAGTTTATTTGAAACTCTCTTCCACAAACATGACACTCAACACTTGCCTTCTGTGGCTTTTTTCTGTTTCTTGGAGTCCTCTTGGTTTGAGGGGTTTCCATGTCAGAAAACTCAAGACCATCATCTTGCCAAGCGTTCTTTTTGAACTTCACGGGTTCTCTCCTTCCTCTAGGTTTGGAATCAGATTTATGCATAGTAAAATCAGTTTTATCACTTTCTGTAGTTTCTTGAGGCTCTTCTACAGCAACCTCTTGTTGTTTTGGTTCAGATAAGCTAGCCATCAATTGTTCAAGCAGCGCTTGTTTCTGCTCGTTGGTCAAGTTTTTAAGTAAGTCTTTATCTATCATTTCCTTTTACCTTTTTCAAAAAGTATGTCTGCCTTTCTTCTTATATTGTACTCTCTAGACTTAATATTTTCAAGCCTTCCTTGAGCAGTTAATTTCCATTCATTAATTTTGTTGGCTAATTCATTATTCCTTAGAATTGTAGCAACTTTAGTTTCGTGTTTAGCATATGTATCCCACACTCCACTTGCTAACTGTTCTGATATAATACTTTGTAGAGAGTTTTCACACCAACGTATTACATTCTCACAGTGGGCGCGCTCTGTGCCAACGTGATCTACATACTGCATAAGTTGGTAAGCGTGACCAAAACATTCATCTTGCGTTAAACGTTCTAAGTCTTGTAATGAAAGCGTTTCCGCTAAAGCAAACTCTGCGTTAAATTTTGTAGGTGTTATATTCTTACCAGTAATGTATGTTTCAATACCGTCTAAGAATTGTTTAAGTCTTTCAGCGGCTGTCAATTTGATTTCTCCAATCGTCTAGGCTATCTGAATATTTAAGAACTATCAAGTCAACACCATTTAGCTCACACCAGTCTTCTTTTATAAAGTCTCTCTTAACCGAAGTCAAGAACCCAGCTTTGGTTTTATGAAAAAATTTACAAAACTCATAGTGCTGTCGTCCGTGAACTTCAATGCCAAGCTGTAAGTTGGGAATAAAAAAGTCTAGAAATAATGTAGACTTCTTAGCTGGATCTCTTGAACCCGGCAATTTAACTTCTTCAAGAATTGTATAACCTGAAAACATTTCATGTAGCAACTCTCTAGCCGCTATATGATACTTTGATTTAACGGTCTTGTCGTCCTTTTTTATAATATATTTATTTAAATTTAAATTGTATTCACGACCATTAAGACCTACGACTTTCATAATACGTTTCTTATTTCTTCGTATAAAAATTGTTGAATCTCCGCATTTTGCTCAATAAAGTCACCAAGTTTTGACATACCTTGGAACTTAAAGAATTTTTCCACAGCTTCGGCATCGTTTACATCAACATCATTTTTAGTCAACAGGGCTTGAATTGCTGGATCTTTCTGGTTGTCTATAGCTGTAGTTATCGTATACCAAGCGCCAGCTTGTTTAATAAAAGTTAGCTCATTTGCGATTTCACAAAGTTCTCTAACCTCATCAATACCAGTTCCATACCTAATGTAAGATACGGCATTAGAGTTTGGTCTACCGCCAGCGGCAGATGTCTTGATTACCCAGTTAGCCACTTGACCAACGTCGTTACCAGAAGCATCAGTCTCTTCCCACTTACCTCTGTGAGTAATAATCATGTTGGTGCCAGCTTGATACTGAAGCATGTTACCGCAGTCAGCAAGTTTAGCGGGCGACCATCTTGATCCGCCAGTGTTAGCAATATTGTGGGTAATAAAAATAAGTATAGACTTAGTTCTTGCTACATCATTACTAATACGTTTAAAGAACATAGATAGTAGTCTAGGTAATTGCGCTCTAACGCCACCTCTAACGTCACCGTCAAGCTCGTCCTGCGGAACCATATTAGACACAGAGTCAATGATCGCCACAAAGTCTGGAGTGTTCTTAACGTATGTCTCAATAGCGTTTAGAAAAGTCTCAGCAGATACAACTGGCTGATTATCTGTCGCCTGAATAACTTTA